TGCATGGCCTTTTCCTGTTGTTTTAGGAACTCCTCCAGCAATTAAAAAATGCGAAGAGGCTAAAGCTCCAGCTAAAAAACGTGGTCGTCCTGCTTTGAAAAAAGCTACTACACGCAAACCTGCGGTTAAAAAAACCACAAAAAAGAAAGCTAAGTGATGACCGTACCCTCGCCCATTACAACAGGAACAACGCTATTTAATCTAGATTTAAATGATCTGGTGGAAGAAGCGTTCGAGCGTTGTGGGCGTGAGCTGCGTACTGGATATGACTTTAGAACTGCGCGGCGTTCGCTGAACCTACTAACTATTGAGTGGGCTAACCGTGGTATTAATATGTGGACAATTGAGCAGGGAACTATTAACTTAGTTCAAGGCCAGAACACATACGCTCTTCCGACCGATACAATCGACCTGTTAGAGCACCAAATTCGTACGCAGGCTAATAGCACTGCTAACCAAACGGATATTAATATATCCAGAATTTCAGTCTCTACATACGCCACAATCCCAAATAAGTTAGCGCAGGGTCGTCCGATTCAAATGTGGATTCAGCGCATGTCTGGTCAGGCTAATAACAGCACATATACTCTGGCTTCGCCTATCGGTTTAACCGATACGACTATTACTTTATCTAGCACCACAAACCTGGCATCAGCCGGTTTTATTCAAATTGACAATGAGATCATAGCCTACGGCTATGTATCTGGAAACACACTAGGTTTCTGTGCTCGTGGTCAAGCGAATACAACTGCAGCAGCACACTTAACAGGAGCAGCGGTCTATGTTCAAAACTTACCAGCAGTTACTGTCTGGCCTACGCCAGATGGTTCGCAGCCATATCAATTGGCTTATTGGCGCTTGCGTCGTATTCAAGACGGTGGGAATGGTGTAAATATCCAAGATATTCCGTTCAGGTTTGTTAACTGCTTAGTTGCTGGTTTGGCTTATTACCTGTCAATTAAACTAGACAACATAGATCCAACGCGTATTGCAGGCCTAAAAGCCGAATATGAGCAGCAGTTTCAGTTAGCAGCTGAAGAAGATAGAGAAAAAGCTCCTGTACGTTTTGTACCACGTAGGATGTTTATTGGGAGCTGGTAATGCCTAATAAGTTCTCGTCCGGTAAGTTTGCAATTGCCGAGTGCGATAGATGCGCATTTAGGTATAAGTTGGTAGAGTTAAGAACTGAGATTATCAAGACTAAACCCTATCAGTTGAAAGTTTGTAAAAACTGTTGGGACCCAGATCACCCTCAGTTACAATTAGGTATGTATCCTGTGAATGACCCGCAAGCTGTGCGGGAACCAAGACGGGATTTGAGTTATGTGCAATCTGGTTTGACGGCCTACGGTTATCAAGCTGGCGGTAGCCGAGATACTCAATGGGGTTGGAATCCTGTAGGTCAGGGTTATGACTACAATGAGACGCCAAATTATTTGGTGGCAATTGGTAATGTAGGAACGGTAACAATTAACTAGGTAGAGGTAAATATGAAACAAGACGGAATCGTTAAAAAAGGCCACACCAAGGGTAAGAACCTAGGTGATGATGGCGCTAAAGTAGCCGATTTAAAAGGTGGTAAAAAGTCTGCTGGCGTGACAAACGACAGCTTAAAGGCTCTTGGCCGTAATGAAGCTCGTGTTGCTAATCAAAAGAAAGGCATTTAATCATGGCTGAAAAGTACACACAACCAAAACCTGTAAAGGAAAAGTTACCAGCAATGTCAACGGAGTCTGGTAAAGACTTTATGAATGAGCTAAACATTTCTGCTGGCACAACCAGCAAAGGTAACTACAAGCCTACAAAAACTTCTGGTATTGAAATGCGCGGCGGTAAAGCTCAAACTAAAGGTAAAATGTCACGCGGGCCAATGGCTTAAGGGTAAACCCTAATGAATTACGAAACGTTATATAACTCGATCCAAGCATATGCCGAGAACACTGAACAGCTGTTCGTGGCGAACATTCCTGTATTTATACAGGAGGCTGAAGAGCGCATATATAACTCAGTTAATCTTCCATCGTTGCGTAAAAATGTAACAGGGACTTTAACATCCGGTAATCAGTATTTATCATTGCCTGCAGACTGGTTGGCTAACTATTCCATCGCTGTTATTGACAATACAGGTACATATACATATCTGCTTAATAAAGACGTCAATTTCTTACGTGAGGCTTATCCAACCGTTGTCTACACATCTCCGACATATCAAGGTACCCCAGGTGGATTGCCGCGTTACTACGCTGTATTTGGTTCACAGTATGGCAACGTGAATGAGATGTCTGTGATGCTGGCCCCTACGCCAGACGATAGCTATGTTGTAGAGCTGCACTATTTTTATTACCCAGCGACTATTGTTCAGGGTCAGATCGCTACATTCCATAATTTGTCTGGTGGCTCGCTATATACCAGTGGTGTATACCAAAACGTTCCGCTTACTGGCGGATCTGGGGCTAATGCTACGGCAGATATAGTTATTGTTGGCGGTGTCGTAACAACTTGCACATTGCAGTTTGGCGGTAACTTTTACGTTCCTGGCGATATTCTGTCTTGTAGCTCTTTGGGCAATACAGGTAGTGGCTTTACTATCACAGTGAGCACTGTGACCAATACAGCCGGTACAAGCTGGCTTGGCGATAACTACGACCCAGTACTCTTTTATGGCGCTATGCGCGAAGCTATGTTGTTCATGAAGGGTGAGCAGGATTTGATTGGCTACTATGAAGCTAAATATCAAGAAGCTCTTATGCAGCTTAAACGTCTTAGTGACGGTCTGGAGCGTGGTGATGCGTACCGTAATGGGCAGCTTAGGGTTGATGTAGCTCCGCTTGGAGACGCTGCTACAGCTGCCGCTCAGGGGGTTAAACCTTAATGTCTATCATGCAGGGTCAAACGACCCAGTTCAAAATTAATGTGCTCAGCGGTCTTGAAAACTTTGCTGTTGGCACCCCCTATACATATAAAATAGCCCTATACACGGGCAATGCCAGCTTAGATAACAGCACAGCAGCTTACACTACAGCTAATGAGATCTCAGGCCCTGGCTATACTGCTGGCGGTTTGGCTTTGACTATTTCTCAGGTTCCAGTGGGTGATTTGAGCAATAACACCGCATATGTGTCATTTAATCCAGCAGTTTGGACTGGAGCTAGCTTTACGACTAGGTGTGCTCTGATTTATAATAGCACCACAGGTGCGTCTATTTGCGTATTGGATTTTGGTTCAGATAAAACTAATACACAAGCAGGCACGTTTACAGTTACTTTCCCAACGGCGACGTCTACTAGCGCCATTATCAGGTTTAATTAGGAGCATTTATGAGTGCAGAAATTTTAGGAATGGGCGATAAGATCGGTGCATCTGCCTCATTTGGTGGTGGAAATGCTGAATCAGTCGGCCTAGAAGGTACATATGTTGCTACCTGCTACGATGCAAATGGCAACGAAAAGTGGACAGACACTATTGAGAATCTGACTACCAACGTAGGCCGTGCAAATATTATGAATTCGTACTTCGCTAATACTGGCGGTGGTGCGATTGTTATGGGTCTTGGAGGTGCTAATGGTTCTTCAACATTTACTCCAGCTTATGGTGACACACAAAGCTCACATGCTGGCTGGTATGAGGTTGGCAACGCTAATGCTCCTACTTATTCTGGAACCCGCAAAACCCCAGCCTTCTCAGCCTCTACAACTGCTAACCCTGCCGTTCTGTCAACCAGCGCTGCGGTGGTGTTTAGCATGACAAGTTCTGGCACAGTTTATGGTGCCTTTATTAACGTTGGCGGTTCTACAGCGATTGATAACACCACAGGCACTTTGTTTAGCATCGGTGCATTTACGGCTGGTTCTAAGACTGTAACCTCTGGCGATACGATCAACGTAACTTACACCCTATCAGCTGCTGGCTAAGGAGTCCTAAATGGCTCTCGTCTTAGCTGATCGCGTTCAAGAAACAACCACTACCACAGGTACTGGCAGTGTTACGCTTGGTGGCGCGGTTCTTGGGTACCAAAGTTTCGCAGTTGTTGGAAACGGAAATACAACCTTCTACACCATCGCAGACCAAGGTGGTGCAAATTGGGAGGTTGGAATTGGGACGTATACAAGCTCTGGTACTACTCTTTCTCGTGATACTGTTCTTGCTTCTTCTAACAGCGGTAGCTTGGTATCTTTTACTGCTGGTACCAAAACTGTCTTTGTTACTTACCCAGCTGAGAAATCTGTAAACACCAATGCTGCGGGCAACATTCAGCTTGACTTTACTAACGCTACATTAACTAGTCGTAATTCATTCCAGACTAGTACAACCAATGGATCTACTGGTATTTATGCTCTGCCTAACGGAACAAGCACAGCATCCTCATGGCAAGCTACTAATAACGCTAATCCGACCAACGCATCTAAGATTCTGATTGCCACAAACGGCTCTACAGATGTGCAGTTGGTATCTGGTATTAACGGTACTGGCACATATCTACCACTGAGCTTCTATGTAAATGGCGCTCAAGCCTATCAGATGACCACTACTGGGGCTTTGGTAATTGGCACAGGAACAACTAACTACGGATCGTCTGGTCAACTTCTACAATCAAACGGTAACGCTGCTCCTTCTTGGACAACTCCAAGCTACGCATCACCTGACCAAGCGTACTTCTTATCCTTTATGATGGGCTAACATGACTACCTATTCAAACACTTCGTATGCGGTAAAGAACGTCAGCACATCTGGCTCAACTGCTATTTCTGCAATCGCTTCAGGTACTGTAGCGGTATCTAGCTTGATCCTGTCAAATACCAGCAC